GATCAGTTGACACACTGATTGCCCCCAGTAAATTGAGAACATTGGTGTATGATTCACCAATGCATAAGAATGCAGGTTTAGATGTATATGAACCTGTAAAAAGTAATCATGATTATATAATGACAGTAGACGTTGCTCGTGGTGTTGGCAATGATTACTCGGCATTTGTGGTTGTAGATATCACAGAGTTTCCTCATAGAGTTGTAGCAAAGTATAGGAACAATGAGATCAAACCAATGTTGTTCCCAAGTGTCATCTATGAAGTTGCAAAAAATTATAATAGTGCATATATTTTATGCGAAGTTAATGATGTTGGAGATCAAGTAGCATCAATTCTTCAATACGACCTTGAATATCAGAATGTTCTTATGTGTTCAATGAGAGGACGTGCTGGCCAGATTGTTGGGCAAGGATTCTCAGGTAAGAAGACACAACTAGGTGTCAAAATGTCCAAGACGGTTAAGAAAGTGGGATCACTTAACCTCAAAGCTATGATTGAAGAGGATAAGTTAATCTTTAATGATTATGAGATAATTGCCGAACTTACCACATTTATATCAAAGCACAATTCATTTGAAGCAGAAGAAGGATGTAACGATGACCTTGCAATGTGTCTTGTAATCTATGCATGGTTGGTAGCACAAGACTACTTCAAGGAACTTACCGATCAGGATGTTCGTAAAAGAATATATGAAGAACAGAAGAATCAAATTGAGCAAGACATGGCACCATTCGGATTTATGGATGATGGACTAGAAGACACTAGTTTTGTTGATGCTCAGGGAGATCGTTGGTCTAATGCATCAGTTGGTGAATATGGTGATATGTCATATATGTGGGATTATAATTAATGGATACTAAGCATAATGAATATTGATGAGCAAATCAAACTGGGACATCTATTATTATATGATAGAGAATGTAGAGTTTGTGGTCAGTCTAAGAATCTTGTAAGTGAATTTTATAGAACCCGTAAAGATAGAGGACCTGTAGCATCTTCATATTCTTATGAATGTAAGGAGTGTACTATAAGAAGGATAATGAAAAATAAGAATTGCGATAATCGATGGGAATATCCAGATTGGTAGTTCACGTCAAGTTTCCCACATGAAAAGTGACATTTTAATAAATATTTTTTAGATAAACTGAATCACACGGAGAAAAACATGGCGACTCCTCAATTATCTCCAGGAGTATTAATCCGAGAGGTTGACTTAACTGTTGGAAGAGCTGATAATGTATTAGATAATATTGGTGCCATTGCCGCGCCATTTGCAATCGGTCCTATCGATTATCCTATTGACGTTTCTACCGAACAAGGACTAATTAATAGTTTCGGTAAACCAATTTCAACAGATAGTCAGTACGAGTACTGGATGTCAGCATCTTCTTTCTTATCTTATGGAGGAGTCCTTAAGGTAGTAAGAACGGATGGAACTAATCTAGTCAACGCAAACGCAGCAATTGGTGCTGATCAGAAGACTTCAACTGTCGGAGATGCATCACTAAAAATTAAAAATATTGATGATTACAACCTAAATCATGCGGACGAAGTAGCAAGTTATGCGTTTGCTGCTAAAACTCCTGGTGAGTGGGCAAATGAACTCAAGGTTGCCTTTATTGATGATAGAGGAGATCAAATCCTAACTGTATCTGATGCAACTGGTGTAGTTGTTGGTTCTGCAGTTACATATGCTTACGATAACGAAGTTCTAGTTTCTGGTGGTTCAACTTCAGCACTATCTGGTCAAACACTAGAAGGTGTTGTTACCGAAATTGACGGACTTGATATTACAGTCAAGGTTGTTCAGAGAGTATCTGTAGGTGGCACGGAATATCCACTTGATTATTCAGAAGGTTCTGAAGTAGCATCTTTCCCCGAAACTGCAGTCATTGGTACTGCTGCTGGTGAGATTTCAATCGGTGCTGGACTTGCTGCAACCGTCACCTCACAAAAAGATTGGTATGATCAGCAAACAATTTCACTAGACAACGGACTCATTTACTGGAGTCAGATTGCACCAAAACCTGGAACTAGCAACTATGCTAATGACAGAAGTGGTAGATCAGATGAACTACACGTAGCAGTCATTGATGATTATGGTAGTGTAACTGGAATCAAGGCAAATGTTGTTGAGAAGCACATTGGTCTTTCTAAGGCAAAAGACGCAGTATCTGCAGTAAATTCACCACAGAAAATCTTCTATACTCAGTATCTTGCAGATTTCTCAGAGTATATCTATGTCGGAGACAACGTTTCTGATGGAAGTGGTAACGAAGAAGTTGCAGTATCTAAAGCAGGTGCCTCTGTTGCTTCTGGACTTTGGGGTCAAGATGCACAAGATATTGATTTTGCATCTGTTGGTAATATCACCTACAAACTAAAAGGTGGTAAGGATTATGCAAGTGGCAATCAGAGAATGAAAGCAACTCTTGGAGATCTTGTTACGTCATACAGACTCTTCAGAAATGAAGAAGAATTCCCACTTGATTATCTAATCATGGGTCCTGGTTGTTCAACCAAGTATGAGTCACAAGCAAAGGCACAAGAACTGATTGCAATTGCAGAACTTAGAAAGGATTGTGTTGCTGTAGTTTCACCTCATCGTGCTGATGTTGTTGATATTGCTAATTCAGAAACTCAGACAAATAATATTCTGGAGTTCTACTCACCACTTGCATCCTCATCTTATGCAATATTTGATACTGGATACAAGTACACTTACGATAGATTTAACAATAGATTCCGTTACATTCCAACGAATGCAGACATTGCTGGTCTATGTGTAAGAACTTCTATTGAAGCATATCCTTGGTTCTCACCTGCAGGACAGCAAAGAGGAGTTATTAACAATGCAGTTAAACTTGCATATAACCCCAATAAAGCACAGAGAGATCGTCTCTATCCTAAGAGAATCAACTCAGTCATCAATTCACCAGGAACAGGTATTATCCTCTTCGGTGATAAGACTGCACTAGGTTACAACTCAGCATTCGACAGAATTAACGTTCGTCGTCTATTCCTTACAGTGGAGCAAGCACTCAAGAGTGCTGGTGACGCACAACTCTTTGAACTCAACGATGAGATTACAAGAGCAAACTTTGTTAATATCGTAGAACCTTACCTCCGCGATGTTCAAGCAAAGAGAGGTCTCTATGGATTCCTAGTTGTTTGTGATGAATCTAATAATACTCCCGACATCATTGACAACAATGAATTCAGGGCTGACATTTTCCTCAAGCCTACAAAATCAATCAACTACGTCACTCTAACATTTGTTGAAACACGCACAGGTATTAGTTTTGAAGAAGTTGCTGGCAGAGTTTGATATTCATTTTTTATAAATCTAATCAGGGAGACTAAACTAAAATGGCAAACAACAAGCCCTCACTTAAGAACTTATCATCATTCAAGACAAGACTTGCTGGTGGTGGTGCAAGACCGAATATTTTTGAAGTACAATTGGATCAGTTTCCTGCAGAGGTTCAATCTCTGTGGGGATCTGAAGAGCAAGTTGACTTCAGATTTTTCTGCAAGACAGCTCAACTTCCAGCATCTAATATTGCTGCAATCGAAATTCCTTTTAGAGGTAGGACATTGAAGGTTGCGGGAGACCGCACCTTTGATACCTGGACCGTTACGGTTATCAACGATGAAGACTTTAAGATCAGACATGCTTTCGAGGCATGGATGAATCTACTCTCCAAACTTGATAATGCAACTGGTGCAGTTAACCCAACCTCATATATGAGGAATGCAACTGTTCACCAACTTGGTAGATCAGACAGACTCGAAGGAACAAAAGTTCGTAACAATGTTACTACTGCTGGTCCTGGTGGTGGATCCACAGGAAGTGGTGACACTACTGTCCTAAGATCATATAATTTCATTGACATTTTCCCAACAAATGTTTCTGCAATTGATCTTTCTTATGACACCACGGATAGTATTGAAGAATTCTCAGTTGAATTCCAAGTTCAATACTTTGAAATGGCAAATGGTCCTGGAACCCTCAAGTAATACCTAACTAAATAGGTAAAACTTAGCAATTAAATTATGGCTAGACTTTTTGGATTTTCAATTGAAGATTCAGACCCTAAGTCACCGTCAATCGTCTCCCCCGTGCCTCCGAATAATGAGGACGGGGTTGATCATTATCTAAGTACGGGATTTTTTGGATCTTATGTTGATATAGAAGGTGTATATCGAACAGAGTTCGATTTACTTAGAAGATATAGAGAAATGTCTCTACATCCTGAAGTAGATAGCGCTATTGAAGATATTGTAAATGAAGCAATTGTTTCAGATTCTGATGACTCACCAGTAAAAATTGAGTTATCAAATCTTAATGCTAGTGATGGTATTAAGAGTAAGATTAGAGAAGAATTTAAGACTATTCTAGATTTATTGGATTTTGATAAAAAGTCTCACGAAATTTATAGGAATTGGTACATTGACGGAAGACTTTATTACCATAAGGTAATTGATTTAAAAAAACCTCAAGAAGGTATTCAAGAGTTACGTTATATTGACGCAATGAAAATGCGTTATGTTCGTAAGACCAAAAAGGACAACTCTAATCCAAATGTTCTGGTTAGAAAGAACACTGAAGATCCAATGGATTATGTGTTTCCTGAGGTAGAAGAATACTTCATGTACACCCCAAAACTTCAATATCCAAACCAGGCAGCTGGTGGAATGAATGATTCTAAGGGTGTAAAAATTTCAAAAGATTCAATTTCATATTGCACTTCTGGTCTGGTAGATAGAAATAAGGGATCAACACTTTCATATCTACACAAAGCAATTAAATCACTCAATCAACTAAGAATGATTGAGGATAGTCTTGTAATCTATAGACTATCAAGAGCACCAGAACGTAGAATATTCTACATTGATGTTGGTAATCT